TACTCCCATGTCAGGTACAGGAGACCGTTCAAGGGACCGGCGGAGGACACTAAGGCTGGACTCTATGAAGCAGAGAGATGGGCTGGACCGCTTGGGCAGGAGGTGGTTCAGGCTGCCGGGGTCACAGCGAAGGGACAACCGACAGCCGGTGCCTTGAGAGAGGCCAGGGCCAAGTATCACCTTACGAGAGAACAGCAAGAGAAGGCTGGTGCGTTACGTGGGCGGCACGTCGGAGACAATACCATCCTCGGCCTTAACCGTACTTCAGAAAGCGTTATGCGTTATGACTTGTTCAACAAGCTAAGCGACACCGACGCTTTTGTTTCCCCCCAGGCTCTTAAGAAGATGAGTGCTGCGGAGAGAAACAAGATAAAGGGAGAGTACACCCTGGTTCCCAATGTTAATGTAGGGGGATCAAAGTACACTGGCATAAAGAAGTTTGGTGCCCTGTCTGGTGGATACATGAAACCAGAGGCGTATCGAATGATCATGAACTTCACCGATCACATGGAGAGATGGTGGCAATATAATCTAGTAAAGGGATTGCAAGACTTCACCTCTATAACCAAGGGAAATCTCGTCGTAAATAATCCGGCGAGTCACTTTAATGCCCTGCATTCATACGGTATGATGCAGGTGGTTCATGGAGGAACCCCAGCCGACATGATATTGGGGGCAAAGTCACTGGTCCAGAACGATAAGTTCCGCCAAGCCCTAGAGAAAGCGGGCGGCCTTTCTCCAGGGGGCCGGTACATCGACAGCAACTACTTCGACATATCAAGACCGTTTCTCATAAACTTATCGAAGGGAAAAGACCTAACCAAGGAGTACGCCAAAGCAATGGCTGAGGGGGCAGTCTCTGAGAACCTGCTCAATGATGCAAGGATGGCAGTCAGGGATATGACGGGAGAATTAAAGTCAGCACCGCTCCGCACCTCTGCGAGACTGGCGAGCAATGTGCTTTCCCTCGGCCCAATAATGCCGAAGTTATATTCGGGGGCAGACGCAGCGGCCAAGATGGCTATCTTCCGCAGGTCAATGAAGCGATTAGCCAAAGAGAACAATCTCAGTGTTGATGCTGCACTTAAGGACAAGTCGATAGTCTCCACGGGCATGATGCAGATGCGGGAAATGATGTTCTCGTATGATAACTTACCATTTGCCGTGGAGTTCAATCGTCGCTTTGGGCCAATGGCGTTCCTATCATTCCCATTCCGGGCTCTCCAAGTAGGACTTGACCTCCAGACCACCAAGCCGATGGGCACCCTCATGGCGCGAGAAGCATGGGACGTGTACTGGAAGGACTACCTAACCGAAGAAGACCGAGAACTTCTTGCATTCCAACCCCTTCACGAAAGAGGCAAATCATTCATCATACCTGGTACGGATGGTACGATGATGAGCCTTAAATACGCTGACCCCTGGGGGGCTAGTCCTGTATGGGAAGCATTCGGAATGGGGCCAATGAGCTTTGGCGCGAAACAGCATTTTGGGGAAGGAATATTCGGAACCGGGATAATGAAGCCAGCCATGGCGGGGCCGGTAGTTCCGATCTCGACCTTGATGCTGGGATTCGACCCTCAGAGATGGAGGGGTCTGTCCGAGCTGGGCTCCGACAACAAGGAAAATATAGGCAAGAGAGTGTCTCTGGCGCTGGCAAGCATGGGTGGGGGTTACCTCTACTGGCTGACGCAAAGACTCCCTATGGCACGGGCAGGAGGAAGGGTGCCGCGAATAACACAACAGTTGACAACCAATCAGATAATCGGAAGAATGTTTGGGCTAAGGATAAGCAAGGGAGAGACAAAAGTGGTCAAGGCCCAGGTAAGAAATGCGTTCCAGGGTCACATAAGTAACCTAAAGAGGCAATATAAGACGGACATAGCTGCCCTTGGGCCTAATCCGAACAAGGAAGAAAAAGCCAAACTAAAGGCCGTATTCAAGGATGAAGTATGGAAGACAAAAGAAACCTTATTCAGACTGCTAAACCCGAATAAGTTCTATGGTGGATTCTAATGAAACTCAAGGAAATCAAAGACCTGATGCCGTTCGAGTGCTCGCCCAATGCCAAGCTACTCTTGATCAGCATATCTTTTTCCGGTGGGAATGATATCAATCCCTACTCAGCCGGTAATAATGCAGCTATGACTAACCCGGAAATACACCAGGGGCTAATCGAGCTAAAGAATAAGAAGCTCATCAGACCTGGTACACAGGAAGCACTCGTTTCCTTAAAGGATAAGAAATGACCATGGAATCCTTCTTGCTCTACTTCGCAGTGGCATTGAGCATCGCCAATGCCCTCTTCCCGGTTGCTAAGGCCATCGTAAAGAAGACAAAGACCAAGACCGATGATGAGATACTCGAAGTTCTCGAAGAGGCACTCAAGGCAGCCAACGCACTGAAGCCAAGAAAAAAATGAGCAGATGTAAGGATATCGATAGACTCGAAGAACCATTTAGATCAGCCATTAAGTGGCTGATCTACATGCTAGACCGAGAAGGTATCCCTCTCATGCTGTTCGAAACCTGGAGAAGCCATGAAACCCAGGAAAAATACTACGCCAGGCGAGTCACCAGGGCTCGCGCTGGCGATAGCCCCCATAACCATGGGTTCGCTGCTGACTTTGTGCTGGATAAGGAAAAAATTGATCTGCCACTTAAGGAATGGCGTGGCAAGATGGTGCCCGATGCTTGGGACACAACCAAGAAGTCCTCTATCGAANCATGGGGTAAGTACGGAGAACTAATAGAGAAGCTANGTCTTACCTGGGGTGGAAGATGGTACTTCAGGGACCTGCCCCATGCAGAGCTGACTGGCTGGAAGAAAGAAATGATGGCCACCACCAAACCATCCCCGGACATAAACGAATGACCGGCCACCCGTAAGGGGCACTTCATTTTACGGCGGCGGAGGAAACCGCCGAGCTAATAACATTCCTCTGCATGCAAGTTAGACATCTCCTGATCCATGATGAACGAAGTCATCATAACATGCAGCTCACCACCAGTCATGATGGTGATCTCATCGTAGGAAGTAAAGGCATTAGACTTGGTAAAGACCCATGTAGCAATGGATGCCTCTGAGAGTTCCAGAGAGGCGTCAGATTCGGTTATCGGTGGGTTCCGGTAGGATTGCCCTGGTTCGTCCGTAAAGAGCACCAGATAGGCTTGTGCGTCCTCTCTCCACCCTATGCCCAGATTGTCCGGTGCATCATGGAGGGCATCATAGCTTGGCTCATCTCCCGCATTGTTGATGAATATGGTGGTTAGTACGGGCAAGAAGTCCTCTGCTATCATGACATCAGCCACAAGTTCTGGTTGTGGGTTAGATACGTTGGCATGAGGGAGGATCACCAGCCCAAACTGGTGGTCCTCATCTCCGATATACCTTGACACATAAAGATCCATCGCGTCAAGCGAGTCTCCTAACATACCACCCATGCTTCCAGATACATCAAGAATGAACACGGTGTCAGTAGTGGTCTCCAGTCCATCGTCCACTAACCCATTGCAATCATTATCTATTCCGTCACACATTTCTGTGGTCGGCATCTTCTGCCCGACGCACGTTTCCTCACCGCTCATGCAGAATATCATCCCAGCATGGCAATCACCATTCATGAGGTCCTGGGTGTCCCCATCGTAGCAAAACCCTATGATCTCGGCGGTATCTACCTCACCATCACAGTCATTATCAAGCCCATCGCATACTTCTTCTTCAGGGCCGACACTTCCGACGCACTCCCAATCACCAAGCGTACAGGTTACCAGACCAGACTGACAAATACCGATATCAGTACCACATACCCCATCAGCAGGCAGGCCATTATCAATCTCACCATCACAGTCATTATCAATGTTATCACACACCTCAGTGGCCGGTAGAACTTGGTCCCTGCACTCAATCAGAATGTCGCCATCGCATACAGACTTGCCCATCTCACATATCCCAACGCTGGCCGTGCCGTCAGGTCCCAGGTAGCACTCTGCATTGCATACGGTGCCCCGAAGAGTGATCTGGTCTTCGCATGACATGAGTAACAGCAACAGAGCGGCTAGTCTAAGCATCGCCTTCCGGCTTTCCCTTTGCGCCAACGATGGTACATCCCAGTAGTTCCTTGGCCATCTTTATGACCGGCAAAACTTCTCTTAGCGGTATACCGTTCCTCCTCAAGATCCCCATCTCCCCCGTCCCTATACTGATCGTCTTCGTCTTCTTCTTCCCAGGCGTCTTCTCCGTCGTCCCAATAGTCGTCTTCGTCGTGTTCCCAGACTCCTCGACATGACCTCCTGCTGAGAGCTTTCTTCTTGCAGGCATGACTTCCTCCCCGTCTATTATGCGCGTGTACGGCAAACCAGTTCCTACTCATTGAATGCAACCTCGTATAACCAGACGAGAAACCATACCCAGGTAGCGCTACCAAGCACAGTTATCAGATTCTGAAGTATGTAGTCTTTCTTATCCATTACGCTTCTCCTTCCGGCATCGTGAACCTGTACTCAGGCCCAGGATTGTCCAAGTCTTCTATCCTTACCAGCCCCTTATCAAGCTCCTCGGAAAACTCCTCTATCAGGGGTGGCGTGTATTCCTTGGCTATCTCATCGCCCACCTTGATACCAAGACGAACCGCTTTGACGATCTTCTCCTTGTCAACGGATCCCTTAGACTTCTGAGCCTTGAGTATGAGCATGCTCTGCATATCGCACATCAGCTTGAGCAATACCCTGGACGATGCTATGCATACATCGAGGTGGAGGGCCAGATCCAGTGCGGTAGGCACCGGATACGCAGCCACAAGATTGGCCTTCATCGCCCCAATCATTCTCTCCCTCATCATGTCTGCCATGATCTTGGCCATGGCAATGGACTTCTCCTCGTCGAGAACTATGCCCTCATCAGACTCACTTTTTTTTCCGAACATTCTTGACCTCCTCCCAGAACTCTATAGCCTTATCAATCATTTCCGCATGCAGAAATGGGTCGGCCTTAAGACTGTAGGACGGCCAGTCAACGGTCTCATCCTTGAAGTGAGTAGGGTCACAGTATACCTGACCACCACATAACACAGCAAAATCCCACCTATCCAGCCCTGTCAGAAGCATGTAGTATTGCCCCTGGATAATCCACGTGTCATCTAACTTATTAAGAATGTACTTCTCCTTGAATGCGTTGCTAGTCTTTACCTCCAAGCCATGCGATAACCCCCCGGTAATACGCATGATTTTATTTCCGTTACGATGTTCCGTCCGGTATCTATATCTCTTATCAGCGTACACGAACCTATCAGGAGTACCGGCTAAGAAGTCATAGTCAGGGTGGACCACTACCGGCCCAGGGAGTAGCCCATCAGCTACCTCCTGAGCCGGGTCCATCAGACGACAATCGTTCTTCTCTGCGTAGGCAATCGCCACGGGGTCCTCAAGCCTACGTCCCCACTCCATCTTGTAGTAATCCTTAGGGCCAGGGTCAGCTCGCGCATAATAACCTAAGACCTGATCTCTTGATTGGTACTTATTGACACCCATGATCGATGTCATCGCTGTCCCACCGATCCTAGTTCTTCTTCCGAAGTCTTCTACGAATAACATACTACCTCCACTTGTCTATAATTGATTCTAGTAACATCTCGCATCCCATAAAGAAGAAAGAAGCAATGGCAATCCCACCGAACACGACGAAGGCTACCTCGAACACGTTCTCGGTCATGACTTCTTCCTCTTCTTCTCATCTGGCGTGATGGCGCTAAGCTCCCACCATGCCTTACATGCCCTACCATCTGACCCGTCCTGCACCCTAAGCACAACCTGGAAGGGTTGAGCTTCACGTCCAGCCTTCACTCTAATGTAGACGTTGTTACGCCACAGGTCTACGTCTTCTGGTTGTCTTCGATTAACCATTCCGACCAGCCCATCGATGGCCCCGTATAGAGCACCCGAGCCACGCAAGGCGTTGCCAGGTGTGTCCTGGTCCTGGGATGTAGGCTTGCGTAGATGGTGAGTAAGGAGCACCGTAGCACCAGTGGAGTCCCGAACATCTCGGATATTATCGCATAGCAAAGAGATCCCCTTGCTATCGTTCTCCTCTGCAGTATGGGCATTCCTCATTGGGTCTATGACGATGAGCGCACATTCAGGCACGTTGTCCTTAACCGACTTGATGAGCCACTCGATGTCGCTATAGTCAGTGAGGTCAAGCCCTCTTCTGAATCTGAAGAACATCGGTAGCTTAGCCAGGTCATCCTCGTACATTCCCTTGGCTCTGCCTAAGGACCTCATCCTCGCGTACACATTATGCTGTGAGTCTTCGAGCATGATCATGGCAACGGACCTCATCTGCCCATTGGTGGCGAAGCCCTCGCTCCCGAAAGCTGAGGTTCCCGATGCTACAGAGAGACCCAGCTCAAGGGCGAGCCAAGACTTTGAGGTCTTGGGCTCTCCCCCTAATACAACAAATGTCTTATCCTCCATTATTCCCTGCACCAGCCACTTGATAGGTGGTGGTGGAACCGAGAAGAACTCATCTGCTTTTACGAATGTGTTATGCACGATGGTGTCCTTCCTGTCCTTTCTCGCACTCCGTACCTCTTCTACCGACTGATAAATATCAATCGCATCTCCCACTGTCATCGCTTCCATCATTCCTCCTTATGTAGTCTCTAACCCTGTCTATGACTATGTTCTCTATCTGCAGCACTCTCTGTCTCGATATTCCTAACAGCCTGCATACACTTACTTGTGTGAGTCCCCTTCCGTACCTCAAGCGAAAGATGTCCCACTGTCTCGGTGACGATAGCTGTTCTGCTAACGTCATGACACGCTCGAAGTCCATCTTCACTAGAAGATGTTCTTCGTACTCCTGAGCATTGTCGAAGAAGCATCTGTCCCATGGCTCTTCCTGCTCACCCTCAGTTTCGTTGTGAGGTCTTACGGTAGCGTAAGACCTTCTCATCGGAGACTCATGCTTGTCATGCTTCTCGAACTCTCGAAGCAAAAAGCCCCACATATATATGCCGACAAACGTACTTATGCGATTGTCCATGGCAAGATTAAATTTCTGAAGCCCCCTGATGAGACCAAGATGGGCAACGGATAACAGGTCCTCTCGGCTGCCCGTGTAGTATTTAGGCACCCTCATCCTGCGAACCGTGTGTATCGCCAGCCACATATTGTCCTCGATCAGTAACTTGAGAACATCCTCATCCCCGGTCGATTGATATACCTCAAGAAGTCCTCTTTCCTCTTCCTTGGATAGCCTGTTATTATTGATCTGGAGACTATCAGGTATGACCCCGGCCCAATCGTAGGCCGGGGTCGAGAACTTAGAAGGGGAGGGCTTCTGCTTCTGACTGTTCGGTAATAGCATCACGTGCTTTTTTCGCCTTGCCATCTGCTTTCAGTCCTCCTCCGAGAAAGGTGACGCTATCAGCAACCAGCTTAGCC